TGCGCAGGTGTGGGCCGACTTCCTCGCCAACCGGAAGCGCAAGCGGCTGGCCAACACCGCCACCGCCCACAAGCGCTTCCTCGCCGACATCGCCGCGCTGGCGGACGAGGAATGGCCGCCCGGTCGCCTGCTGGAGCACGCCGTCGCCCGCGGCTGGGGCGCGATCTTTGACCCACGAGACCGGAATGAACGACATGTCGCAAATCGCCAGGACCAACGCCGGGAAGAGCCCGTTGACTCGCTGGTCCGCACCGTCGCTCGACGGCAGGCTGCACGCGCTGCTGGAGAGCTATACGAGCCTGAGTTCGGCGCCGGTGATCGGCCCTGACGACGCCGCCGGGCTGCGCGCCTTCATCGCGGCCGGCGCGGAGCCGGTCATGCCGGACAAGGGCAGCGTCGAGAGCATGCTGGCCCTGCTCGCCAGCGTGAAGCGTCGGCGGCAGAACAGCGAGGCGGAGGCGGGCGCGCAGCTCGAGCAATATTGGCAGGGCCTGCGCGACGTGCCGCTGGACGACCTGCGCCATGCCTATGACGCGCTGCTCAAGGGATCGCCGTGGTTTCCGGACATCTCGGACATCATCGCGGCGGCGCGCGGCGGGCCGGTGGCGCGGTATCGGCGTCGCTGTCTCATCGCCCGGTCCCTGATCATGAAACATGAGCGCGAATGGATTGCGCCGGTGGCGTTGTGCTCGCCGGAAGAGGCCGCGCGGATCCGGCAGACGATCGACGATGCGGCGGAGGGCGTGAAGGCATGACGGTCCCGGCCGATGCATGGTGCATCCTGCGCATGTCGGAAGGCGCGACGCTGCCCGTCATGGACGCGCTGTGCGCTGACGGCTTCGACGTCTGGACACCTGAGGAAACGCAGCAGCGCCGGGTCGGCCTCGCGCGCAAGCGCGTTTCCCGTCGCGCGCCGCTGCTGCCCGGCTTCGTCTTCGCGCGCTACGATCGGCTGCGGGAGTTGGTCGATCTGGCGCGGACGCCGGCGCAGGCTTTCCGTGCATGGGATGCTGAGCAGCGGTGCATGGTGACCAAGGGCCGGCCATATTTCTCTGTCTTCCGCGTCGGCGCATCCTATCCTGCCGTATCGGACGGAGCGCTCGATGCGCTGCGGGTGGCGGAGCGGAAGGGCCGGCCGCTCAAATCCGTCCACATGTTCAGGGCCGGTGAGCGGGTGAAGTGCCCGGATGCGGGCTTTGACGGCCTCACCGGCATCGTCGAGACGACGCGGGGCCGGCATGCGATCGTGCTGTTCGATGGGTTTGCCATCCCGGTGGCCGTGCCTGCGACCAGCCTGCTGGCGGTGGCTTGACGGGGTTTCTGACCTCTATATATTGTGGCGCGTCGCTGCATCGGGCAGCGCAAGGCAATGGCCGTTCTAGTGTGGCACGCCACCATGGTCGCCGACGTTCCGGGCATGCGCTTGGGCGGTCGTGCGACGCTATTCCGGGATTCACGAGGGCGCTGACGGCGGGACCTGCCATCTGGGGCGGCACCGCAGGAGCCAAGCGCATGCCGGGGAGGCCCTGGGTCAGCATCCCAGCCAGCCAGCGCCCGGTGCCCGGCGCCAGATAGACCGGGCAAATCGGGGAGATCATCGTGAGCGAAGCATTGCGGGAGGCGGTCCCTGTGCGGCGTGCCGATGGCCGCTGGATGGTGGGGGAAAAGGCATTCGAGTCCAACGCCAGCGCCTGGCGTTGGATAGACCGACAGAACAACGAGCCGGTATCGCGAGCAGAAGATGTCTCGGACTGGGTCTCCCGCAAAATCCTGAACTCTTAGACGCTGGAGCATCTGGGTGTCCGGCCCTGCTGCCGCAGGAGATCATCATGGCCGAACGCCTGCGCGGGCGCCGCGCCGTTGAGCAGCGCAAGCGCAGGCTCCGAGCCGAGCCGCTATGCCGGGACTGTAAGGCCAAGGGCATCATCACCGCCGCCACGGTGCCCGACCATATCAAGCCGCTCGCCTTGGGCGGCACCGATGACGACGGCAACATCCGCTGCCTGTGCGATGCCTGCCACAAGGTGAGGACGGCAGAGCAGTTCGGGCATCGCGATCCGATCGAGGGCCGTGGCATCGGCCGCGATGGACGGCCGACCAGTCCGGATCATCCATGGAACAGGAGAGGCTGATGGAAGCGCATCCGCCCGCTCGCTACAGCGTCGAGCAGGTCGATTATGATCCTGCCTTGGGCGCTCGTCTCTGCGTGCATCTGGACGGCGTCGAGCAGCGACGCGTGATCGCATATGATTGCGAGGCCGGCACGGTGACCAGATGTGTGCTGGACGCTGAGGGGCGGTTGGTCGTCGACGAGAACCGCGAAGACGTGGGGGTCGAGACTGTGTCGGGGCGCGTCGAGGTGACGTGGCGGGCTGATTGACCGGCCCCACCCCCGGGTCAAAACTTTGAGGGGCCGGCGAGCGGAAACCGGCCCCGCCCTCCATACGCACCGAAATGTGTTTTCAGGTAGAAAGTTCAGGGCATCCCCTACGGGGATGAGTGTGCATGAACGCAATTGACGGCACCGGCCTGATCGTCGACGCGCCCGACTGGTCGCTGCTGCTCGACGATCCGCTGGAGATCGCGGCGGCCGAGGCGCACTGGCAGCGGATCACCGCCGAGATGCGGGGCCGGGATATTCTCGCATCCGCGAATGCCCACGCGATCCAGCGCCTCGTGATCGCCTATCTGATCTACGACCGCGCCGCGCGCGCGGTCACCGAGCAGGGCGCCGTGCTCAAACCCAAGCGCGGCAACCCGAAGTCCATCGCCCGTCTCAATCCGCACTTCACGGCCATGCGCGAATCCGGGTCGGACGCCGAGCGCATCGAGGCTGAGCTGGGCCTGTCTCCGCGCCGCCGCACAGGCGCCGCCAAGGTGGTGAGGAATGGCCGGAAAGCGACCGCCGCGTCGAGCTACCTCAAATCGGTCAAGTAAGCGGGCGCTCGATCCGACCACGGCATGGGCGCAGGATGCGCTGGCGGACAAGCTGCCGTGGAAGTGCGGAGAGCTGGTCCTGCACGCCGCCGAGCGCCACATGCGCGATCTACGGGACGGCCCGGCGCGCGGCCTGCACTGGCGACCGGAGATCGCGGCCCACGCGCTGAACTTCTTTCCGGCCGTCTTCTCGGTGGCCGATGGTCCGAGGGCCGGCCAGCCCTTCCACCTGCTCGGCTGGCACACCTTCACGGTCGGAAGTCTGTTCGGGTGGCATCGCGACAATGGCCTGCGTCGCTTCCGGCGCGGCTGGCTGGAGACAGGAAAGGGGCAGGCCAAGTCCCCGCTGATGGGCGCGATCGGCGTCTACATCATGGGCTGGGACGGCATCGCGCACGCGCAATGCTATGCCATCGGGCAGGACAAGGCGACCGCGAACGTCCTGTTTCGCGACGCCGTGTCGATGTGTCGGGGCCAGATCCCGGATGAGGATGAGGGGGACAGCCTCGAATCGCGCGGCGAGGTCATCATCCGGGGCGAACTGGACAACGCCTGGAAGATCGAACACCCGGACAGCGGCTCGTTCTTCCGCACGCTGGCCGGCGGCGACAGTCAGTCGGGGCCGCGCCCGTCCTATATCGCGGGCGACGAGATCCACGAGTTCAAGTCGGACCACGCCATCGAGACATGGCAGCGCGCCATCGACAAGGTCGCAGGCAACGCGCTGTTCCTCAAGGGGACGAACACGCCCGCGACCACGCAACTGGTCGGCACGAGTTATTCGGAGATGTACCAGGCCATCGTGCGCGGCGAGGCAAAGGACGATACCGCGTTCGCGTTCATCGCCCGGGTCGACAAGGGCGACCGGGAAACCGTGTTCGAGGATGAATCCTGCTGGGGCAAGGCGCTGCCGGCGCTCGGCGAGACATTCCCGATCGAGAACCTGCGCAGCGTCGTGGCCGCCGCCAACCTGCGTCCGTCGACACGCTCCAGCGTCAAGCGGCTCTATTTCGGGATCGACATCGGCGCGGCCGATTTCTGGATCGATGAGGAGAAATGGGCGGCGGTTCAGGGCGCGGTCGACAGCCGCGCGATGCGTGGCCGGAAATGCTGGCTCAGCCTCGACCTGTCCCGCAAGAACGACCTGACGGCCCTGACGGCGACGTGGGAGGCCGGCGCGGATGGGCTGCTGGCCAGCAAGACGTGGTACTGGACGACGAAGGAGGGCCTCGCCGATCGCGCGGAAGCGGACCGGGCGCCCTATCTGGACTGGGTCGAGGACGGCTATCTGGTCGCCACGCCCGGCGCGACGATCGACTACACCTTCGTCGCGCAGCAGGTCGCGGAAATGCTTGCCGAGCATGATGTCGTGGAGCTGGTGGTCGACATTGCGTTCGTGACCGCCTTCACCGAGGCCTGCGAACAGATCGGCCTGCCGGTGTGGATCTACGATGGCCCGGGGAAGCGCGAGGGCAAGGGCCTCAAGATCGTCAGGCATGCCCAGGGCAAGCGCATCATGTTCGAGGATCGCCAGCTTTGCATGCCGCATTCGATCACGCGGACCGAGGACGTGATTCTGGAGGGCAGGATCGTGATCGACAGCTCTCCGGTCACCTATTCCTGCGCGGCCAATGCGGCGATCGACGATGATGGGCAGGGCAACCGGGCCTTCGACAAGAAACGGTCGCGCGGCCGCATCGATGGCATGGTGACGATCGCCATGGGTGTCGGCGCGGCAACGGCGGCCGACAAGCCGAAGAAGAAATCCGTCTACGCCTCGCGCGGCGTGCTGAGAGTCTGAAGGAGGGCGCATGGCGGTATTGTCGCCCGATGACTATCGGCGCGCTGCGGGCTACCGGCGATCCGGACCCGCCCGGCGCCTCTCCGCAGGCCCTGTGCCCGTGGTGCAGGCGCTGACGGCGATGGACATCAACAGCGAGGAGCTGCGCCAGTTCATGACGGCTGGCCGCACCTCGGCCGCCGGCGTCGCGGTCAACGAGAAGGTGGCGCTCCGGAACAGTTCGTTTTTCCGGGCCTGCAACCTGATCGCTTCCTCGATCGGGATGCTCCCGACCCACCTGCATCGCAGGCTGGCGGACGGTACGACGGAGAAGGCGAAGAATCACCCGCTCTACCGCGTGCTGCACAAGCGGCCGAACGCGTACCAGACCGCGTTCGAGTTCAAGAGCTACATGCAGTTCGTCGCGCTGCTCGACGGCAATGCCTATGGGCTGATCATCAGGGGTCCGCGCGGCATCCGGCAGATCGTTCCGCTCCCGCGCGGCGCTGTCGAGCCCGATCTGTCCGACAGTTGGGAGCTGACATTCCGCTACACGCGGAAAACCGGGGGAACCGTCATCCTGCCCGCCCGGGACGTGTTTCATTTCCGCCACCCACTCACGCGCGACGGGCTCAAGGGCGTCTCGCTGCTGGATATGGCGGTCGACACGATCGGCCTTGCCGCCGCCGTCACGAAGGCGCTGGGGCGTCTCGCCGGCAAGGGCATGATGGCCGGCGGCTCGCTGGAAACGGACGAGACGCTCGGCGAGGAATCGATCCGGCTGCTTCGCGAGAGCCTGGCTGAAAATCATTCCGGCGCCGAGAATGCCGGCGACTGGCTCATCCTCGAAGAGGGCCTGACGGCCAAGCCTTTCGCGAACCCGAAGGACAGCCAGAGCGACGAGACGCGCAAGCGGCAGGATGAAGAGCTGGCCCGGTTCACCGATGTGCCCCGCCCGCTGCTGATGATGGACGAGACGAGCTGGGGCACGGGCATCCGGGAGCTGGGCCTGTTCCTCGTGACCTACTGCCTCACGAAATGGTTTGTGGCGTGGGAACAGGCGATCGAGCGCTCATGCTTCACCGAGGCAGAGCAGGACGCTGACGAGCTGTACGTGAAATTCAACGACGGCGCGCTGCTGCGCGGCTCGCTCAAGGAGCAGGCCGAGTTCTTCTCCAAGGCGCTGGGCAACAATGCGGCTTGGATGGAGCCCAACGAGGTCCGCGCCAACTTCGAACTGAACCCGCACCCTGACGGCGTCGGCCTGCCCAAAGGCGCCGCGTCGTCGTCTTCCACCACGAAGGATGACCCGGAAGATGAATGACCTGTCCGCACGGCCGCGCGCGCTCATCGGCGGCATCATGGCGCGCGCCCGGCCCTCCGCGCTGCCCGTTCCGGCGGACCGGCGCGTCTCCGCCTTCTCCCCGCTGCCCGTGATGGAGCGCTGGGGCGAGGACGCGGCGGGTATCCGCCCCGCCGCGCTGGAGCAGGGGGATAATGTCATCACGATGTTCGATGTGATCGGCGAGGACTGGTGGACCGGCGGCGGCGTGACCGCGAAGAAGGTCGCCGCGCAGCTCCGCGCGATCGGCGACCGCCCGGTCGAGGTGCAGATCAACAGCGGCGGCGGCGACATGTTCGAGGGCCTCGCCATCTACAATGTGCTGCGCGAGCATTCGCAGCCGGTCACCATGAAGATCATGGGCATGGCCGCCTCGGCCGCGTCGATCATCGCCATGGCGGGCGATCAGGTCGAAATCGGCGCGGCGTCGTTCATCATGATCCACAACTGCTGGGTCATTGCCGGCGGCAACCGGCACGATTTCGCGGAAGTCTCGGCCTATCTCGCCCCCTTCGACCAGGCCATGGCCGATGTCTATGCGCAGCGCTCGCAGCAGAAGGCGGCCGATTGCGCGAAATGGATGGACGCGGAGACGTGGATGTCCGGGTCACTCGCCATCGAGCGCGGTTTCGCCGATGCCCTGCTGCCCGCCGACCAGATGAAGGTCGACGAGAAGGCCAAGGCGTCCGATCGCGAGGTCAACGAGGTCCGCGCGCTGGAAATCACCCTCCTCAATAGCGGTATGACGCGCGCCCAGGCGCGTGCCCGCATCAACAGCCTCAAGGGCAAGCCGGACGCTGCCCTCGATGACGCCGACAAGCCGGACGCTGGCGGCGACCCCGAGTTGATCAGTGCCATGCAGGCCCTGCTCGACACCTTCCGCAGCTAAACAGCGAGTTACGATCATGAAATATCAGTCTCGAACCGCCCTCGCGGCGGTGGCGACCCTGCTCGCCTCTCCGCTTCGCGCGCTCTTCGCGGCGAAACCCACCATCACGCTCACGCCGCCGGTTATCCCCGCGATGCCCCGCGCCCTGATCGGAACCACCATCCGGGCCGATGTCTCGGGTGATCCCAAGGCCATGATCGCCGCCCTTCAGGAGGCGCATGGCGAGTTCAAGGCGACCATCGAGGAGAATATCGGCAAGAAGGCCGATAGCGCCGAGGTGAACGCCAAGCTCGACGCGATCAACATGACGATGAGCCAGCTCGAAGCCGCGCTCAACGAACATGCCACGAAGATCGCGGCGGCGAACCTGAACGGCGGGACGTCCGTCCAGCCCTCCGACCCCGAATATTCCGGCGCCTTCGCATCCTTCATGCGCGATGGCCGCCGGGAGGACGAGGAGAAGCTGCGCTCGGAGCAGAAGAAGGGTCCGCGCGCCTCGATGTCCGAGGGCGTCGATGCCGATGGCGGCCTGCTCACCCCGGTCGAGTGGGATCGCACCATCAGCGGCCGGCTGAAGCTCATCTCGCCCGTCCGGCAGGAAGCGCAGGTCATCCGCATCAGCAAGCGCGGCTTCACCAAGCTGTTCACCGATCGCGCGGTGGGCAGCGGCTGGGTCGGCGAGACCGCCGCGCGCCCGGCCACCGCCACGCCGCAGTTCACGGCCCTGTCGTTCGGCCTTGGCGAGATCTACGCCAATGCCGCCGCGAGCCAGGACCTGCTCGATGACGCGGAGATCGACCTGGCCGACTGGCTGGTCGGCGAGATCGATACCGAGTTCTCCCGACAGGAAGGCATCGCGTTCATCTCCGGCGACGGCACGAACAAGCCGCACGGCCTGCTCGGCTATGTCGATGGCGGCGCCCATGACGATCGCCACCCGTGGGGCGCGATCGAGGCGCTGAACAGCGGCGCGGCGGCGGCTTTCACGGCCGATGGCATGGTGGACACCATCTACAAGCTGCCGGCGGCCTATACGCCCAACGCCAAGTGGTACATGAACCGCACGTCGCTGGGCGCCATCCGCAAGCTGAAGGATGGTCAGGGCAATTTCCTGTGGCAACCGACCTTCGTCGCCGGTCAGCCGTCGACCCTCGCCGGCTATCCGGTGATCGACGTGCCGGACATGCCGAATGTCGCGGCGGGCAATCTCGCGGCGCTGTTCGGGGACATGCGCGAGACCTATCTGGTCATCGACCGGATCGGCCTGCGCGTCCTGCGCGATCCCTACACCAACAAGCCCTACATCTGCTTCTACGCGACCAAGCGCGTGGGCGGCGGCGTCAAGAACCCCGACGCGATGAAGGCGATCAAGATCGGCACCGGCACCTGATCCGGCGTTGACGATATCCCGGGGCGGCTTCGGTCGCCCCGGTTCCCCGAAGCGGCGGATGCCCGCTGTTTCGGTGAACCAGAGGAGCGAGCGATGGCCACCCAGAACCCCACCGAGACCAAGACCGATCCCAAGGACACCGCCGAGGCGGCACCCGCCGAGACCGGCCAGCCGTCGGAAGAGGTCGATATCCGCGCCGGCACCACAGAGGTGCAGAACCGGATCGACATGAACGACCCGAGCTTCTGACCTTCACTCAGATCGAGGACCGAGCCCCATGGCCGACAATATCACTTCGCCGGTGCCCGATGGGACAACGCTGGCGACGAAGGACATCGGCGGTGTCCAGTATCAGAAGAGCCTGATCACCGATCAGGCCGGCGCGGATGCCGTCGGGCTGGTCACGGCATCGCCCGCCGCGACCACGATCCTTGGGCGCCTGAAAGCGATTGCCGACGCGCTGGCGGGCACGCTCGGCATCAGCGCCACGTCCCTGCCGCTCCCCACGGGCGCGGCCACCAGCGCGAATCAGGCCGCTGTGAAGGCGTCGATCGATGCGGGCTCGCTCGCGGGTCTTGCGCCGTTCCCCATCACGCCAGGCAGCAGCGCCCTCACGCGTCCGATCGTCGCCCTGTCCGTCGCGACGGGCGGGACCGTGATCTACACGCCGACCAGCGGCGGCGGCGACGTGACGGTAACGCTGCCCGCCGGCTATTTCCCGCTTCCCGCGACCCACATCAAGGCAGGCGGGACGGCCGAAGGCCTGACGGGCTGGTAAGCGATGCTCGCGACGCTCCTCGCCTTCGACATCATCCCGCAGGGAGGCGATATGCCAGGCGGCGGTGACACGGGAACGGTGATCGCGACGCCCGCCCGAACGGCGGTGCTCGCGATTGCCCAGCCCGCCACATCGGTGGCGTCTGGCGTCCCATTGGGCGCCACGGTCTGGTCGCAGCCCTTCGATCCGGCGGATCATGTGCCGTTCGCCATCGATTTCGCGGCGCTGCTCGATGAGGGCGAAGCCATCGTCGAGATCGAGGCCATCACCATGAGCGCAGCCGGGGCCGCCCTCGGCGTCGCCGTCGACGATGCCGCGCCCTATGGCCCGATCATCGACACGGCAGGCAAGAAGGTGCAGCTCTGGTTCGTCGTGGATGACGCACACTGGAGCGAGACGGCCTTTTCCGCCTCGGGCGTGCAGATTCCGGTGGCCGTGCGCGTTGCCACGGCTGGCACGCCGCCCAAGCGGTTCGAGCGGACATGCGTGCTCATGGTGCGGCAGCTATGATCGACAACGGCCGGCGCGCCGCGCTCGTCATCGATGGCGTCTTCGACGGGCAGGCCGGCGTCCAGGGCGCGCAGCTTGCTTTCATCCCCAATCGCCTGACGAAACGCGCCGGCGCGGTGCGCGGCGCCGTTCTCGACGGCGTCCCGGTGTTCCTGTCCGGCCAGCGCGATACCGGCGGCGGCCTGTGGACCGCGCACTATGAGGTGATCGAATGACGATCGCGGAAATGCGCGTGCTGCTCTCGATGCCGGAGGGCGACTATAGCGACGCCCAGGTCGTCGCGGCCTATGCCGCGCTGATCGACGATGGCTTTCCGGCGCCGCTGAATATCGTCGAGCCGGTCACGGTCGACATGGCGCGCGCGCAAAGCCAGATCGAGGATGAAATTCCCGACGACCTGATCAGCCAGAAAATCCGGTCGGCGCGGGAATGGGTCGAGCAGCACACGAGCCGTATCGTCGCGCAACGCACGCTGGTCGATCATTTCCGCGCATGGGGCGGATACCTGTCGCTCTCCAAGCGGCCGATTATTTCGGTCGACGCCATCGCCTATAATGGCGTGGACGGCGATGCCACCTATCTCGATGGCGCCTATGCAATCGGCCCGCTCCCGCTGCGCATCTACCCCGGGGCGAGCGGCTGGCCGAAGCTTCGCGCGGGCGGAGCGATCACGGTGGCATACACGGCTGGGTACGATCCGGCCGAAGTGCCGCAGCCGCTGATCGAGGCCATCCTTGTCCTCGCGGCGGGCATGATTAGCCAGCGCGAGGGCGCCTATGCGCAATCCCTCACGGCGGCGCGCGAACTGCTGAAATATCTTCGGCCGAGGACGCTATGATCGGCATCGCCAGCGGCAAGATGAACCGGCGCATCCGCATCGAGCGCCCGGTGCCCGACGACAGCTTCGACGGGGCAGGCTCGGGCTCGTGGGCGCTGGTCAAGGAAGTGTGGGCGGAGGTGCAGGACGAGCTGCCCAGCACGAGCAATCGCGAACATCTTACCGATGGCGTCAATCTCGCCTCCCGGCGGTCGCGGGTGCGCATCTATTATCGCGACGGCATCACGTCCGACATGCGCTTCCTGTTGCTGCGCAAGCGCGCCGGCGTCGTGGAGGTCGAGCGGACCATGCAGATCGTGGGGCCGCCGGCCATCCTCGGCAATCGCCAGCGCATCGAGTTCATGATGGAAGACTACAGCACGGCGGGGAACCCGGCCTGATGGTCACGACACGCGGCAAGGCGGAAGTGAAGCGCTTCATGGCGCAGCTCCCCGCGAAGATCGAGGAGCGCGTCCTGCGCGGCGCGGCGCGCGCCGCCGCCAATGTCATCGCCGATGAAGCGCGGCGGCGATCCGAGTCCCATGAGGTCAGCGCGGCGGTCAAGGTCGCGACCCGGAAGGAGCCCGGCCGGATGGTCGGCAAGGTGCAGGTCAAGGGCCCGGGGGACTATATCGCGCCCTGGCTGGAATATGGCACGGACCCGCACTTCATCAGCGTGGACGACAGCCAGCGCGAGGGTCGGAGCATCGGCCGGATCAACCGGCAGCTCCGTGATAATGACGGCGCGACGTCGCTGGTCATCAACGGGAAGTTCGTCGGCGCGACCGTCTTCCACCCCGGCGCGCGCCCGCATCCGTTCCTGCGCCCCGCGCTGGACACGAAGGAGGCCGAGGCTGTCGCCGCCGCGCAGGCCTATATCAACAGCCGCATCGCGCCGGGCGGCATCGTGGGCGTCGACGATGGCGGAGGTGACGCGTGACGGGCGCCGACATCATCGGCGCGCTGCTGCGCGCTGACAGCGCCCTTCTGGCAAGGGTGCCGGAAGCCAGCATCAAGGCGGGCCGCCTGCCAGATGGCATCGCCCCGCCCGCGCTGCTGGTTCGCGTGATCAGCTCCGTCGAGCGGCAGGCCCTCCGGCGCGGGGCGGCGACCCGCACCGTCGATCGCGTCTCCGTCACGGTGCGCGCCGGCAGCTATCGCGACCAGACCGCGATCATCGCGCTGGTGAAAGCCTGCTGCGCGGGCCGCACGGGCAATATCGGCGGCGGCCGCAACGTGGCCATCCTGACCGCCGGCACCGGACCGGACATCAACGGGCCGGGTGACAGCTTCGAGCAGGCGCAGGATTTTCGCGTCTCGTTCGATGCAGAGACCTGAACGGGAGCATCATCATCATGACCAGCAAGACGAAGCCGGCCTTCATCCTCCGGCCCTTTTACGATGTCGGCACGAACCAGATATTCGACGCCGGCACCGTCCAGCAGATCGATGAGGGGTCGTTCCTCAACTACCGGGCGGCCGGGCTCGCGCGCGAGCCGACCGCGAGCGAGATCGCCCCGACGCCCGCGACGAAGCCTGTCGCGCCGACCGAACCCGACGCCGAGCCCGGCGCCTGAAATTCCGCCGCGCCTCGCGGCTGAATGACTGCCGGCAAGCCCGGCTCGCCACATAGGAGTAAATAAAATGACGTCTACGACTGCGGCGGGCACAAAGCTCGCCATCAGCGCCGCGCATCCCGCCACCGAGGATGAGACCGGCTATTCCGCCCTGATCTATACCGAGATCGGCCAGGTCGAACAGATCGGCGCGATCGGCGCGACCTATAACAAGGTCGAGTTCACGCCGCTTCGCGGCCCGAAGCAGAAGCACAAGGGCAGCGTTGATTACGGCTCGCTCTCGCCCTCGCTGGCGCATGACGACAGCGATGCGGGCCAGACGCTGCTGCGGACCGCATCCGAGAGCGATGCGCTCTATTCGTTCGAGGTGACCTATCCGGACGGCGCCAAGCGCTACTTCCAGGGCCGCGTGTTCGGCTACCCGGAGAATGTGCAGGGCGCCGACACGATCCTCATGGCCAACCCGACCGTGGAGATCGACACGGCGGTGGTGAAGGTCCCGGCACCTTAATCCCCATTCCGGCCCTGATGGCCGGTCATCAGGCATCGCCCGTTCCGCTCCTCGCGGGCGGCGGGGCGGGCGGTGCAACCCAGCCTGCGAAAGGATAATCCATGTCTACCGCACTTCTCGATATCACGACCGCCGCCGTCGAAGAGACGGCCACCATCCACATCAAGAACGCGGCCGGCGAGTTGCTCTATGCCGACGCCGAGCGCAAGATGCCGGTGCAGATCGTCATCTATGGCCCGGGCAGCGATGCATTCGGCGTCGTCGAGGCCCGCCAGTCCGCCCGCGCCGTGAAGCGCATGCAGGACAATGACGGCAAGATCAGTGTCGCGCCCTATGAGCAGCGCGTGCAGGAGACGGCCGAGGATCTGGCCGCGATCACGGTCCGGTTCGAGAATTTCTCCTACCCGCCGGCCGGCGACGCCAAGGGCCAGAAACTGTTCGAGGCGGTCTATGCCGACAAGAAGCTCGGCTTCATCACCCGGCAGGTCTCGAAGTTCGTCGCAGATTGGGGAAACTTCAAGCCCGGCTCGGCCGGGATCTGAAACTCTACGTCCGGCAACTGGCGTGGCTCCATGCCACGCCAAAGCCGCCGGAGGGCACGAAGCGCGCCAAATATGCGGACAAGGCGCCCCGCCTCAGCCGTCTCGATGCGATGAAGCGGGACGGCGTCACGCCGAAAATGCCGCCGAACCCGGCACCCCATATCATCGGCTGGCTGGTGGAGATGGGGCTGTCCGAAGCGGCCGGCATGGGGTCCGCACCGATCAGTTGGGCCACCATCAACGAATGGCAGCGTGCGACCCGCGTCGCGCTCAAGCCGTGGGAGGCCCGGCTGATCCACACCCTGTCAGTCGAATATCTCGCCGAAGGACGGAAGGCGGAAAGCGAGACCTGCCCCGCGCCGTGGCGCGCGGCCCCGACGCAGGCCGACCGCAATGCCGAACTGGCGCGGTTGCAGATGGTGCTGGGCTAGGCGGTCAATTCGCCTGTCGCGAGATCGGTCCGTGACCGGAGAAGGAGGCGTTAAACATGGATGACGGGACGCCTGCGCTTGAGGTGGGATTTGCCATCGGCACAGGAGATTCAGCGACCGAACTGATGCGCCTTCAGGACGTTATGAACTCCACCGAGGCGAAGGTCGTGGCAGAGGCCGCGCGCATCGAGAAGGCGACGGCTGGAATGGTCAACCTGGGCGGCTCGGTCGCCCAGATCACTGCATTCGGCAACGCGGCCACAAGGGAGTTGCGCGAGGTCGCCCGGGCAACAGAACGGGCTGAGCGCAGCGGCGAGGCCATGGTGCGGCAACTCAATCGCCAGATCGAGACGTTCGGAAAGACTTCATCTGAGATCCGCGAGATGCGCGCCGAAATGCGCGCCGTTGAAGCCGAAAGTCAGGGCCTCACCGAGCTTGCGGGGCGCATCCGCGCCGCCAGCGCGCAGATGAATCTCCTTGAGGCCGGCACGCGCGGCATAGGTCAGAGCGGCAAGCTCGCCAGTCACCACATGCAAAATCTGGCCTTCCAGTTCCAGGACTTGGGCATCCAGATGGCGGCCGCCGCCGGCAGCTCGGCTCCGCTCAAGATGGCCTTCATGGCCTTGATGCAGCAAGGGGCACAGATTCAGGGCATCATGTCCCAGGCGGGGATCGGCATTCGCGGCGTCGGCGCGGCTTTTGCCGACATGTCGAAATCCCTCATCGTCGCGGTGGCGACAAATCCCGTCATTCTGGGGCTGTCGGCGGCAATCGGCGCGGTGGCGCTTGCGATCAAGACACTCCAATCCTCGGCCAACGACGGATCCGGCATGGAGGAATACGCCAAGTCGCTGGGCCTCACAGAAAAGGAAATCCGCAAGCTGGATGACGTCACTGTGACCTTCGGCGACACCGCCAAGGCGGTGTTTCAGGTCACTGGCCGCGCCATCTGGTCGGCCATCGGTCCTTCGGTGACCAGCGTCTGGAACGTCATGAAGGAGTGGATCGGGTGGATCGGCGGCGGCGTGAGGGGCGCCGTGAACTTCATGATCGGCGGCTTCATCGGCGCGTACAACACGATCACGAAATCATGGCGGGGCTTTCCGGCCGTGCTCGGCGATGTCTTCATCAGCGGGGTGAACGCGGCGATCGGGGCGATCAATACGCTGGTGCAGAAAGCGATCGACGGGATCAATTTCCTCTCCCGACAGGCGAACAAGATATTGCCTTCCGCGCTACAGATCCCGGAGCTGGACGCGCCGCAGATCGCGAAGGTGAACAATCAGTTCAAGGGAGCCTTTGCGGAGTTCGGGGCGACCGCGCGGGAAGAAATGGCCCGGGCCATTGGCACTGATTATGTCGGCGAGGCCGGCTCTGCCATCGTTGAACAGGCCCGCCAGAACGCGCGCGATCGGATTCGCGAGCAGGCTGAGGCCGCTGGTTATCTTGACCCCGATAAATCCAGTGGAACGAAGCAGCGCCTTTCCGAGGAAGAGAAGGCCTATCAGGCGGCCTTGAAGGCCGCGAACGATTACATCGCCGCGCAGCAGGAGGAGGCAACGCGGATCGGCAAGTCGGCTAAGGAAATCCGGCTCATGACCGATGCCGTGCAGCGCATGAATGCCCCCCTTGAGAGCCAGAAGCTGGCGATCGATCAGGTCGCCGCCGCGCGGGAGGCCGCATATAGCGCCCAGGCCGCGAAGGATTTCGAGGCCAACGTGATGAAGCCTCTTCGCGACGAACTCGCGCTTTATGGCCTTGTCGGACCAGAGCGCGCGGCGGCGGCGCTGGAACTCGAGAAACAGGCATTCCTCACCGCGCACATGGACGATGGACTCGAGGTCGCGCAGGCTCGGTGGGAAGAATATTACGCGGCCAAGAAGCAGTTGATCGACAAGGACGCCGCCGCCGCGCGGGAGGCCGACGCCATTCGGCGCGCGCAAGAGAACATGGAGGCCCTTATCGACGCGGCCAACCGAGCGGGAGACGCACTGTCGCGCGCCTTCGGTTCCGGCGGCGAAGCAATCGCCAACATGCTCACGGCCCTGACGAATTATTCCGAGCGGCAGGCCAAGATTCAGGAGCAGGTGCGCCAGGGCACATTGACGCAGGGGCAGGCCGCCCAACGCACCGGCATCCTCACCGCTGGCGCCTATGGTGACATGGCGGAGGCCGCGAGGGACTTCTTCGATGAAGGCAGTTCCGGCTACAAGGCCATGACGCACGCCCTGCAGGTGTTCCGGGCCATCGAGTTCGCCCTGTCGGTCAAGGCGATCGCGCAGGATGCGATCGAAACGGCGTCGTCGATCGCCAAGAGCGGCGCGCGCACGGCCGTGAAGGCGGTGGAGGCCGTTGTCAGCGCCATCTCGTCGCTGCCCTTTCCGCTCAACCTCGCGGCCGGCGCGGCGACGATCGCGGCGCTCGCGTCCATCGGCGTGTCGATCGCCGGCGCGTTCGGCGGGGGCAGCAGTTCCCTCCCGCAGAGCAACACGGGCACCGGCACGGTCCTGGGCGACGCCGATGCCAAGAGCGAGAGCATCAAGAACGCGATCGACCAACTCAAGGATGTCGACACCACGATGCTCACCTATTCGCGGCAGATGGCGGCGTCGCTCAGCTCGATCGAAAGCCAGATCGGAAGCCTCGCCAGCCTCGTGGTGCGCACCGGCGATGTCAACGCCGACACCGGGGTCGACACCGGGTTCAAGGCGAATCTCATCGGGTCCGTGCTCGGCTCCATTCCCCTCATCGGCGGTATCCTCGGCGGGCTGTTCGGCACCAAGACCACGATCACCGGCAGCGGCCTCTATGCCGCGCCGCAGTCGCTCGGCGACATCCTGTCGGGCGGGTTCGATGCCAGCTATTATTCGGACGTCCAGAAGAAGAAGAAGCTCTTCGGCATCACGACCAGCACCAAATATTCGACGCAATATGCCGATGCCGATACCGGCCTCGAAAGCCAGTTCACCCTGCTGCTCAAGCAGTTCGATGACGCGATCCTCGCGGCGGCCGGTCCGCTGGGCGTCGCCACGTCCACGATCGAGAACAGGCTGAACAGCTTCGTCGTCGATATCGGCAAGATCGACCTCAAGGACCTCACGGGGGACGAGATCGAGGAGAAGCTGAACGCGGTATTCGGCGCCGCCGCCGACGACATGGCGGAAGCGGCCTTCCCCTTCATCTCGCAATTCCAGGAAGTGGGCGAGGGCGCGTTCGAGACGCTCGTGCGGGTCGCGTCGACCGTGGAGACGGTGACGTCGACACTCGACCTGCTCAGCCAGTCCGCGCAGGACCTTGGCATCGCGGCCAAGATGGGCCTCGCCGACCAGTTCGACAGCCTCAGCGACTTCTCCAGCGCCGCGCAGGCCTATCTCGAAACCTACTATACCTCGGAAGAGCAGGCGGCGGCGCTGACGGCGCAGATGGCGGACGTCTTCGACGGCCTCGGCCTTGCCATGCCCGACACACTCGCGTCGTTCCGCCAGCTCGTGGAAGCGCAGGACCTGACGACGGATGCGGGGCAGGCCACCTATGCGACGCTGCTCAAGCTCGCCCCCGCCTTCGCCGAGGTGCAGGAGGCGATGAACGGGGCCAAGAGCGCGGCCGATATCCTGTCGGAGCGGCAGGACCTCGAACGGCAGTTGCTCGAGCTGCGCGGCGACACGGCCGCGCTGCGCGAAATGGAGCTGGCCAAGCTCGATGCCAGCAACCGCGCGCTTCAGGAGGAAATCTGGGCTCTCGAGGACGCGCAGGACGCCGCCAGCGCCGCGCAGGAACTGGCCGACGCATGGACGTCGGCCGGCGACAGCATCGCGGACGAGATCGAGCGCATTCGCGGCCTCACCAGCACGGACTCGCAGAGCTATGTCACGCTACTCAGTCAGTTCAACGCGGCCACGGCCGCCGCGCGTGGCGGCGACATCGATGCGGCGAACAGCCTGCCGCAATTGTCGCAGTCCCTGCTGAACGCCGCCGCGCTTGTTGCCACGAGCCGGCAGGAACTGGCCCGGGTGCAGGCGCAGACCGCCGCCAGCCTGGAGCAGACCAACGCCGTCATCGCCGGACTCGCCGGCGCATCGAGCGACGCGACCGATGCGGCGCTGCTGGCCGCCAGCGCCACGACGCAGGACAGCACGTCCAGCGACAGCAGTCAGGTCGATCTGGCCGCCGCGCTCGACGACATGCGCGCGGAGCTGGAGCAGCTTCGCAGTGACATGAACGCCGGCATGGCCACGGTCGCGGGCAACACGGGCAAGATTTCGCGCACGCTCGACAATGTGACCTCCGCGAGCGGCGGGGACGCGATTACGACGGTACAGGCGGCATGAAGCTCGTTCCGCCGCTCGTCATCACGGACGCGATCCTTTCGGCGTCCAGCGTGCCCGAGACCGACTATCCCGCATGGGACGATGAAGAGACCTATGCGCCGGGCGACCGCGTCATTTCCGCGCACCGGATCTATGAGAGCCTGATCGACGCCAATGCCGGCAACGCGCCGGGCAGCGGCACGGCGTGGCTCGACACGGGCCCCACCAATCGCTGGGCCATGTTCGATGCTGCGGCCGGCGCCCGCACCACGGCGTCGACGACGATCAGCGTCACGCTCATGCCGCCCGAGGCGGTCGACGCGATCGGCCTGCTCGACATGGATGCGTCCAGCGTCCGCGTGCAGGTCATCGCGGACGGGGATACGATCTTCGATGAGACCGATGCGACCGGCGCGCCGACGCTGACCTTCATCGATCTGCCCGGAGCGCCCGGCGCGACCATCATCGTGACGCTGGAGCCTGTTTCCGGGGCGACGGCCATCGGAAAGCTGATCGTCGGCACCGCGTTCGACCTTGGCGATACCGAGGACGGGCCGACCGTCAGCATCACCGATTACAGCCGGCGCGAGACGGACGATTTCGGCGTGACGACCATCGTCGAGCGGGCATGGGCGCGCAAGCTCACGGTGCGCTCGCGCATCGAATCCGCCCGGGTCGATACAGTCCACCGCAGGGTGACGGATGTCCGCGCGCGCGCCGCGCTCTGGATCGGGGAGCCCGGATTCGAGAGCCTGACCCTGTACGGCTTCTTCAAGGATTATTCGGTCGACCTCCAGCTCGGCACGGCAAGCTTCTGCTCCCTCACGATCGAAGGCCTGCCTTCGGCCGAAACGACTAATCCGGTCATCGACCCGTCGCCCGACCTGCCCAGCGATTTCCTCGTCATCCGCCCGCAGGCGGTGACCGATGCCGTGCTGACGGCCAGCAACGCCCCCGAGGACGACCATCCGGCATGGGATGCCGAAGCGACCTATGCGCTGGGCGACCGCGTCATCTCGACCGCGACGCACCGGATCTACGAGAGCGCCATTGCGGACAATCTGGGCAATGACCCCACGGCCGGCGCGACGCAATGGATCGACACGGGCCCCACGAACCGCTGGGCCATGTTTGACGAGGCACTGGGGACGCTGACCACCCGGACCGGATCGCTCACCGTCAACCTCAAGCCCTCCGCCGACGTGAACGGTCTCGCGATCCTCGATGCGGACGCGGCAACGGTGCGCGTGCAGGCGCCCGGCTATGACGAGACATTGGCCGCCACGGTCGGCGGCGAACCGATCCGGTCGCTGACGTTCCTTGACCTCGATGTCACGGCCGGCGCGACGATCGTCGTCACGATCGACGCCGCGAGCGGGGCGCTGCCTGTTTCGGTCGGCACGCTGCTGATCGGGACGGTGGAACCCATGGGCCTCGCGGAAATCTCGCCCACGCTCGGCATCACCGATTACAGCCTCAAGGAAACGGACGATTTCGGCAACACCGAGCCGGTCGAACGGGCATGGGCGAAGCGCATGTCGGTCAAGGCGCAGATCACGACGCCCGCGCTGGACAATCTCGTTCGGCGGGTGGCGTCGCTCCGCGCTCGGCCCGCGCTCTGGATCGGGCAGGCCGGATTCGACAGCCTTACCATCTACGGGTTCTTCCGCGATTTCTCGGCGGAAGTGAGCGAGCGCGTCTCGGTCTGCTCCTATACGATCGAGGGCCTGTCCGAAGCCGTGACGCTCTCCCCCAGCGTGGTGAACTGGGTCGACATCGTCGACAGCGATCCGGAGAACCATCCCAAGCCGGAGGACGGGGCCACGGTCGGCGCGCCCGAGGGCACGCCGGTGGGCGACCGGCCGGCCGAGGATGTGATCGCCGATATCGACCAGCTCGAGATCGATGCGGACGCGGCGATGACGGCGGCGGCCAATGCGCTCTCGGCCGCGCTGGCGGCGCAGCAGGATGTCATCGACCTCGGCACGGACCTGACCACCCAGATCGACGATCTCGCCGCCGATATCACGGCGGCCGGCGGGGACATCGAGACGCTGCAATCGACGGTCGCCACACAAGGCGCCGCGATCACCGACAATGCGACCGCGATCAGCAACGCGGTGGGCGACCTCGCCACGCTCTCCAGCACCGTGGGCACGCAGGGCTCGGCGATCACCGAAAACGCCACGGCGATCAGCGGGCTGGAGCTGACGGCCGCCTCCCTCACCACGACCGTCAGCGCGGGGCCGGCGGCGCTCAACCGCAACCCAACATTCGCGGTCTGGGAAGACGGGCAGACCTTCCCGACCGGATATCTGGCGCACACGAACACCGCGCCGAGCCAGAGCTTCGCGAAGGTGCCGGGCAACTATGGCAATGCCCTCAGGGTCACCAACACGCTGCCGGACAGCGCGGAGATCATCGGCTTCTGGGCGTGGGGCGCCACGGCCGATCCCACCTCCGCGCTCACGCACCCGGCGCTCTCGCTGGCGGGTCCGGGCTGGTATCTGATCGAGGCCGAGATCACGCTGGTCTCGGGCACGCTCGCCTCCTCCGGTGTCGCGCTGCAAGGCTATGACGCCTCCGCCAGCTATGTCTCGGGCGCGACGGCGCGCCTCCAGTTCGACATCGATCCCGACAGTAGCGGCACCGTCGTCGGCAACGGCACGGTGGGCAAGACCTATCATTTCTCGAAGCTCGTCCAATTGACGCAGGCGACGATCTCGTCGCTCCGGCTGATCGGGCAGAATTACCGCAGCACCTTCGGTCCGGTCGCCGCCAAGTCGATCACCTGGCACAAGCTGACCGTCCGCCCCGGCAACGGCAGCGACGTGACCGTCGTCCAGCATGCGGAGGCGATCAGCACGCTCGACACGCAATATGCGAGCCTGTCGAGCACGGTCAGCACGCAGGGCGGGACGATCACCGCACATGCAACGGCGATCTCCACCCTCCAGGGCGATGTGTCGACGCTGGAGTCCACGGTCTCCACCCAGGGCTCCAGCATCAGTTCGCTGCAATCGGCCTCCACCACGCAGGCGGGGCAGCTCGCCAGCCTGACGACGGAAGTCCGCGCCGGCGGCGTCGCGATCAACCGCTCGATCTACCGCGATGACTGGTCGGGCGGATATCCGGTCGGCTGGCAGGCCTGGTACTCGGCCTCGCAGGGGGCCGTGTCGAAGGTCGAGGGCATTTATGGCTCCGCCCTGCAGATCGCCAGCAATGTCGCCGACGCCACAGAGGCCGGATATGGCGTCTATTCGCGCGCGAACAGCACCCAGCCCGGCATGATGAAGGCCGGCCCCGGCTGGTACGAGATCGAGGCCGAGGTGGAGCTGGTCTCCGGAAACCTCGGCGGCGCCGGCGTCCGGCTTCAGGGATATGACGACGCCCTCGACTATCAGCAGACGGCGCTGTTCGCCTTGAGCACCACCCCCGATGTGACCGGCGTCGCGCCCGGGGCGGGAGTCGCAGGGCGCGTCTACCGCTTCAAGCAGGTTGTCCAGCTCACCAACTCGAACATCACCGTGCTCCGTTTGGTGGCCGCCGCGCAGATGGGCAGCACCTCCGACTTCAGGACCAAGACGATCGTGTTCCACCGACTCGATGTCAGTCCGGTCGCGGCGCAGGTGGTGCAGAACATCACTGCGGTCAACACGCTCAACACCCAATATGCCGACCTCTCGACGACGGTCGGCACGCAGGGCGTCACCATCACGAGCCACACCAGCGCGATCAGCACGATCAACGGCAATGTGACGACGCTGTTCGGCAAGGCGGGCGTCTCGGTCGACGTCAACGGGCGCGTCACGGGCTGGGAGACCAACAACAATGGCGACAGCGGCGATTTCAGGATTCACGCCGACTATTTCGCGATCGAGAAGCCCGGCGGGGGAAATCGCACCGTCTATTCGGACGGGAGCTGGCGCATCATCGCCGGCTCGATGATGTCGGTCTGGGGCTGCGGTTTCGGCAGTTCCGGCCAGTTCATCGAATGGACCGGGCCGGTGCAGTCCGACCTCTCCAACTGCACCGAATCGAACGCGGTCAAATATGTGAAGACGAACGGGGACGCCTATTATGCCGGCGCGCTCTCGGCCGGGCTCCTCATCAATCGCGGGCAGACGACGCTCACCAGCTCGGACGCGTCGATCGTGGTCGGGCCGTTCGGGACCAATGGCGACCCCAAGACCGTCGTCGTCTCCTATACCTATGCCCGATCTTACCGCTGTAACGCGAGCACCGGCGGCATCTCCGGTTCGGGATCGGCCACCATCGTCATCGAGCGCGATCTGGGCTCCGGCTGGCTGACCATCGGTTCGTTCACGGCGAACGAGACGTTGCGCTCCGTGATCGTCGACGGCGACCCGAGCGTGAAGGACACCGTCCGCTGGTCGATGGGCGGAAGCGTCACCCTCACGGACAATTCGCCGAGCGGCAGCATCACCCTGCGCGCCCGCATCAGCGCCCGCACGCTGCCGACGTTCAGCGGGACCAGCATTACCGCCGACGCCACCGGCCAGACGCTCGGCGTCGTCTCCACCGAGTAGAAAGGAAGCCCAATGTCCGATCCGACCCCCATCGAGACCCTTGCCACGCTCGTGCGGCATTCCAGCTATGCGTCGATCGCCGACGGCATGGCCGCTCTGCGCCAGCCGCTGTTCGACAATGCCAGCCTGTTCGCGCATGTCGACGCGCTGGCACAGATCATGCCGCGCCTCGCGGCGGCGATCGACAAGCTGGTGCCCGTCGAAGAGACCGAGACGCCTGAAGAGCCCGCCGAGGGCTGAACCATGAAGCGCCTCGCCCCCGGCCTCATCGCCCTGCTGGGCGCCTGCCAGCAGCCGGCGAGCGACGGCTATACCTTCGAGGGCGCGGAATATGCGCGCGAGCAGGTCGTGGTGCGCGTTGTGACGCATGCGAGCCTTACGGACCTGCGCCACGCGGCGAACGCGGCCGGGGCGCGGGAGGACGGGCGGGAGCTGATGGCCTGGGCCACGCTCTCGGGCGACCGGACGTCCTGCACCATCCATGTCGTGGACCCCGCGCGGGTCTATGCGCCCGAGTGGCTGGGGCACGAGCTGGCGCACTGCCTCTACGGGCGCTGGCACCGCTGATTTTCTGATTTTCTGACTGGAGACAAGATATGCATCTTTCGACCGCGCTGCGGGTCGGGTCGATCACGCTTGGCCGGGTGCCCATGGCGACGCCCACGCCGACGCCCCAGCCCACCACGTTCGACGCCGGGCTTGAGGACCTGTTCGACACGGACGACGGCGCGCTGTCGGGTCGCGCGAACTGGTCGCTGGTCGCGCCGAGCGATGCCTACACTGTCGCGAGCGGCCGGCTGGCTTATACGACGCAGTTCGGGACCGGCTCTCCGGCGCTGTTCGGGTCCGCCGTCGCGCCGCCGTTCGTGGCGCGGTGGGACTATGACCTGTCGGCCTCCGCCACCGGCGCG